GTAGCCATCTCATAGGTGGCGTGTGTCGCGACTGGGTTAGGTGCGACGAGACGCTTGCGCGGTGCGAAGTTGGAGGTGTCAAGTGAAGCCAAGGTGCCTGTGGTGCGGCGAGGTGCACGGGACCGAGATCGTCCAGGTGGGCGACATGAAGGTCACGACCTGCCCAAAGCTCGGCACCAAAGATGGCGCCATGTTCGCGCTCATCCAGGAGCAGAATCCGGTTGCAATAGTGCGACTCGAGGACGGATCTCAAGTGGTCGCCCATGCGTCCCCGGGGCTCGAGGTGCGGCCGTTCGGCGCCGAGGACCTCGACGAGAGAGGGATGCCGAGGTGGAAGCCATGAAGCCCGAGGAAATCGCTATGTGCAGAGATGCACTGCTCGAGAAAGGTGTGCCGCAAAAGACCGTCGATGCGTTCGTTGGGCTGCATGAGCGGGTTCGCGTTATTGATGTAACCCATCTGCTCACATACCATCGAGCTATTTCTGGGGACCCAAACGTCGAGGCTGAGGTGTGGGCCTCGCTGTGGAAGAGCATTGCAACCAAGCTCGATGAGAACGGGCTCTACGCAAAAACGATGATCAGCACCCATAATCTCGATGCCGCAGAATACGCCCTGAAGCTCTACGTGCTCACGCCACCAGAGTGGACTCCGCCCGCCAAGGTGCAGCGATGATCAGCGACCGGCTTGAGCGTCTCGAGAAGGCGTTGGCGATCATGGGCTGGCAACGCCCGCTTCTCGTCGTGGATGTTCCGGTGCGGCTGGTCAACACCAGCAACGGCCGAGAGCACTGGCGGGCCACGGCGAAGCGGGCGAAGACGGTGCGTGCGCTGGCTAGGAGCCTCATCAAGCGTCGAGTCGTGCCGCTCCCATGCTCAGTCCGCCTCGTCTACGTCGGCCCGCGCCATCTCGACGACGACGGCGTCGCGAGCGCGGTGAAGAGCCTTCGTGACGGCGTGGCAGACGCGCTCGGGGTCGACGACCGGGACCCGAGCGTGGTTTGGGTGCCGGACCAAGAACGCGGCGGGGTGCGCGAGTACGGGGCGCGCGTGGAGATCTACTTGGGTTGACACGAGATCTTGTCTGTGAGACTCTTTGTGCTGCATGAGCCGGACCGAGCTACAGCAGCACGTTGACACCTCGTCTTCGCCGTGGCTGAGGACGCAGTTGTTTTTCGCGTCCCTCTCGGAGGAGACGCGCAAGTCGCACTTCGGGCAACAGCATCGAGAGTGGGTGCGCGCGCTGCTCCTGAGAGCTCAGGAGGCCGGTCTCTACACACCGGAGCCTACATGAGCGACCCCCCGAAGCCCGCGCCAGCACCCGAAGCCAACCGCATCGCCTCCGTTCGGTTCTCGGAGTCGGTCCCGTTCAACGGAGAGGCGCAGTCGGTGGCCGCTCCAGACGTCGCCATCGTGCCGGCCCGACTGGAGCCTGACGGTCGCGCGGTGCCAATCGAGAAGGGCCAGATGCCGGTCGGCCTGCTTCTGACTCGCAAGGTCTTCGACCGCGTCGCGAATCGGCCGCGCATGGAGCGCGTTTTTGTGCCGATGGCGCTCGTTCGCGGCATCGTCTACGGGGAATGATCTGTGGCTCCTGCGAACAGGACTAAAACAGACAATCCGACCAGAGGCACAAAGCACGACCCGCCGACGAACGCATGGGTCAAGGGCGTCAGCGGCAACCCTCGAGGTCGACCTTCGATGTCCGACTCCGAGAGACGAGCAAAGGAGCTGCTCTTCTCTGCGGCCCCGAGCGCAGTCGAGGCGTTGATCGCCACCTTGAAGTCTCCAGACGAGGCGGTGAAGGTCCGGGCTGCGGCGACCATCCTTCAGAAGGTGTGGCCGAGCGGGGTCGAGTCCGAGGTCGAAGAGCTTCTGAATCGTCTCGCAAGACTGGAAGGCTCTGATGGCGCCGAAGGTGACAGCGGCCATTCAGCGGCGCATTGAGGCGCTCGAGAAGCGTCGAAGTGCGGCCGACGCCGTCTTCGACCTCTCGAGCATCCTCTTCGAGCGCCAGCTTCCGTTCGGCACCGAGACAGCGCGACAAGTCACCGCCGTCTGCACCCGACGCGCTGGCAAGTCGTACGCGTGCGCAGCGAAGCTCATCGACGTCGCACGCAAGAAGCCCGGTTGCGTCGCGCTGTACATCACGCTGAGCCGAATCAACGCCAAGCGGCTCGTCTGGGGCATCGTCAAAGAGCTCGCTGAGAAGCACAAGCTGGGCGCGAAGGTGTCGGAGGCCGAGCTCTGTCTCGAGCTCACCAACGGCTCGAGAATCTACCTCAGCGGGGCCGCGGACGAATCCGAGGTGGAGAAGTTCCGAGGCCTGGCACTCGGGCTCTGCATCGTCGACGAAGCGCAGTCGTTCCCCGCCTACCTGGCGAAGCTGGTGGACGAGGTGATTGCCCCCGCGTTGATGGACTTCGCTGGCCAGCTCTTCCTCGTGGGCACGCCTGGACCGGTGCCGGTCGGGTACTTCCACGACTGCTCAGTCTCGCCGACGTGGGCGCACCACTCGTGGTCGGTGGTGGACAATCCATGGATCGCGAAGAAGAGCGGGTTCACCCCTCAGGCCCTCTTGGCGCAGGAGCTCGAGAGGCGAGGGGTGACGGTCGACGACGCGTCGATTCAGCGCGAGTGGTTCGGGCGCTGGGTCCTCGACGCCAACGCGCTCGTGTTCCGCTTCGACCCGGAACGCAACGGCCGCTCGGAGCGCCGCGCGTGGCAGCACTACGTCATCGGTGTCGACCTCGGCTTCGACGACGCCGACGCCATCGCCGTGCTGGGGTGGCGCGATGACTCGCCAGAGATCGACCTCGTCGAAGAGTGGGTCGGGGCGAAGCAGTCGATCACCGGCCTCATGGAGCGGGTGAAGAGCGCCTACGACCGCTACCAGCCGATGGCTGTCGTCGCCGACACGGGCGGACTTGGCAAGAAGATCGCCGAGGAGATCACCCAGAGGACCCAGGTACCCATCGAGGCGGCCGAGAAGGAGCGCAAGCTCGAGCACATCGAGCTCTTGAACGACGCCATGCGCACGAGCCGCTTCTTCGCCCCGCCCGACTCACGCTTCGCTGACGACTGCATGCGCGTCGAGTGGGACCGGTCGAATCCCGAGAAGCCGAAGATCAGCGAGCGCTTCCACAGCGACATCGCAGACGCCACGCTCTATGCCTGGCGCAGGGCGCTCGCTTGGACGTTCGTTGAGCCGAAGGTGGCTCCTCCGAAGATCAACACGCCGCTGTGGTTCGAGCACGAGCATCACAGGCAGATGCAGGAACTGGAGGCCGAAATGGAGCGGGAGTTTGAGGCGAATCGACAGGCGAGAGCGGAAGCCGCTGAACTCGAGGGGTGGCTGTGAGCCCCGACATCGGCAAGATGACGGTCGAGGAGATAGAGCACGCCGCCCGCCGCGTAGCTGTGGCGCTCGCAATGCTTCGTTCTGCGCAGAATGGACCGACACCACGCCAGCGCATGACCGGAGGGATGACGGTGACCAAGGGGCTCGGAGACCGAGCCAGATCCTTGCGCGTCGATGCCGGACACTCACAGCAGGCACTGGCGAAGCTGGCTGGGCTCGGGATTCAGGCTGTGGTGATCCTCGAGACCCAAGACAAGGCGAGCCCCAGGACCCTCGAGAAGATCGGCCAGGTACTCGGCGTGAAGCTGGGTGGCCCGAGATGACCGAAGCCGAGCGCTTCAAGCTGAGACAGGAGAGGCGTCGAGCGCGCGAGCAAAGGATCGATGAGGAGTACGACAAGAAGGAGCGACTCAATGCGAAGAAGAGATGGGGAATCCAAGTGAGCCCAGAGGACATCGGTAGCATGACGGTCGCAGAGCTCGAGGCAGCCGCGTCGCGCGTCGCCGCGGCGTTGGCGGTGTTGCGAGAGGCTGGGGCATGGAAGCCGGCTGCCAACGGCAAGCACTTGCCTGTGCCGGTGACCTACGAAACGGGTCCCGACGTGGGATCGGTCGAATCACCGGCCCCACAACGCCCGCCAGCCCCCGCGGTGCGCTGGTCTCCCTCGGAACTCGCCGAGCGCGAGCGACTCCTGAAGGCGAATCGCCCCGAGTTTCCACCCGAGATTGAGGCGGCGGAGGGGACATGAAGACCATCCAGGCCAAGACGCTGACCGATGCTGATGTGCTCAAGGTGATTGCCCGTGTCGGCGGGTCGCTGTTCGCCATTCAGGACGCGTTCGCTCCGATTCCGCACAAGGTGGTGCTGGCCAAGCTGCGCTCGATGGTGAAGCGCCAGCTTCTCGACGGGTGCGACTGCGGATGCCGGGGCGACTTCAAGCCGAGGGCATCATGAACGACACCGAGAAGGCGTTCCACGAGCGCGCAAAGCAGGTCGCGAAGGCGTTGTCGCCAGAGGCCCTCGAGGAGTTGCGTCAGACGCGGCGAGGTGTCGAGGCGATGCTTGGCACCAAGGATGTACCGGACGAGTTCCCCGCGGCGCTGAAGCGGCAGATTCACGAGCTGATCTTCAGGGCTCTTTCGTGGGAACTGGTGGCCACGGAGTACCGATTGGGGGCCGGCTGGTTTGTGGAGCAGAACACCAAGCGCATAGCCGAGCTTCATGCGCTCCTTGGGAGCGAAGAGGAACAGTTGATGTGCGGCTATGCCGTGTGGGAGGCCACCCGCGCCGAGAGGGACGAGCGAGAACGCCTCGAGGGATGGGTGACATCATGAACGGCGACCCAATCGGCAGCGAATCACCGCGCGGGAAGTCGCGCGAGAAGCGCATGGGGCGGTACGACGGTGGCTTCACGCCCAGCGAGCAGCGGCTGAAGAACCAGCTCATGAAGCAGTTCATGCGCGGCGGCGGCGAGGGCCCCGGGGGCAACTCCGCCGAGTACCGCGCCAACTACGACCTCATCGACTGGAGCCGGTGATGCCCGACCACCAGCTCGCCCACCTCGCCGACATTCTCGACCTGCTTCGCTCGAAGGGCGTGCGCATCTACCGAGAGACAGCGCACGGCATCGAGGTCGAGTTCGAGCCGAGCATCGACCCTCGCCCCGAAGCGAAGCCAGCGCCCGACCCCGACCGATGTGCGTGCGGCCACATGGCGCACGAGCACGGCGACGGCGGGCTCTGCTTGCACGGCTGCGACCCGAGCTCTTGTTCACCACCTGAGAAAGGGACATCACCGTGAGCGACTATCGAGACCTGAAGCCGAAGTCGGGACAGAAGCCCCACCGCGACGACCGCACGGACATCGAGCGGGGCGTGCGCCGCGACTGGTGGCGCCTCGAGGGTCGAGAGTGCGCCCGGTCCATCGGGTCGACGATTGAGAAGCTGCAGAAGGCGCAGACGGTGCGAATGCGGCAACAGGTCATCAGCCAGCGCCTCTACGGCTCCCTGTCGCTGCCGACGAGCGGGGCCTACGCGCGGGTTCAGCAGGCGGCCACAGCGCAGCGCGACCGGGTCACGTACAACGTGTGCCAGGAGGTCGTGGACACGCTCACCGCGCGCGTTGGAGAGACGAAGCCCCGCCCCTACTTCCTCACGAGCGGCGGGTCGTACAAGCAGCAGCGCAAGGCGAAGAAGCTGAACCAGTGGGTCGAGGGCGTCTTCTATGAGGAGCGCGTCTACGACAAGGGCTTGGACGCCTTCCGCGACGCACTCGTCGGAGGCGATGGCTTCCTCCACGTCTTCGGCCAAAATGGCCGCGTTCGTGTCGAGCGCGCCCTGGCCACCGAGCTGTGGATCGATGAGGTCGAGGGGCAATACGGGGCGCCAAGGAACATGCACTGGTTGAAGCTGGTCGACCGCGACGAGCTCGCCGGCCACTTCCCAGAGCAGAAGGACGCCATCATGCGCGTCTCGAAGGACACGCGCGGCGTGTTGACTGAGTCGGTGGCCGACATGGTGCAGGTCGCCGAGTCGTGGCACCTGGGGAACGAGAACGAAAAGGGCGAGCTCAAGGGCGGGAAGCACGTCATCAGCCTTGTCTCGGACGAGACGCTGCTCACGGTGATCGAGGACTGGCCCTTTCCGTGGTTCCCCTTCGCGCGCATGACGTGGTGCCGGCGCCCCATGGGCTACTGGAGCCAGGGCCTGTGCGAGCAGCTCCA